CGGTAGCCGGACGGGGATAGTAACAGGGGGTATTTGTCCGGATTGCCGGCGACGGCATCCACCGCGACGGGGGTTGTGCGGCGGATGTCGGCGGTGTCGTGGATGGCGGACTGTGGCATCGGACCGCGCTCCATGTCGGCGTCGCAGGTATAGCCTTTGTCCAGACGCCGGCGCATGGCATCGTAGGTGACGCCTTCATGCTCAGCGGCCGCGGTAATTGTCTGATGGCGGATCCCGTTCCAGGTACAGGTCTGGCTCATGGTCTAGTCCTCCTTTTGAGTTCGCTTCATATCGGCGTCGCTGGTGTATCCACAGCGGATACGGCGGGCCATCGTGGTCTTTTGAACATTGTTAGCGCGAGCGGCTGCGGCAATAGATGGGTATCGGATGCCGTTCCAGGTGCATGGGCGCTGTTGCCGCTCTATGTCCTCGTCAGATGTGTAGCCGCTGCGGACACGGTAGAACATGGCGCTATAGGTGACGCCGATTGCTTTCGCCGCGGCTTTGATGGACGGGTACTCGACCCCATTCCATGTGCACGGCTTGCGTGGCGGGCCGAGCTTAGGCAGATCATCGTCGCAGGTGTAGCCGGCGTTGACATATTTGAGCATGGAGGCGTAGCAGACGTAGTTGGCGCGGGCAGCAGCGGCGATGGTGGGGTACTCGACCCCATTCCATACGCACGGTGTCGCGTTTGGCTGGTTGAGGTCATCGTCGCCGGTGTGGCCATTGCGGATGCGCTGCTGCATTGTTGCGTAGCTGACCTGCTCGGCGCGAGCGGCAGCCGCTACAGATTCGTAGCGGACGCCGTTCCAGGTGCACGGTTTCTTTCTGGACATGGGGTTAGCTCCTATTCAGGTTCAATTTGTCGAGGCGGGCGCGGAGGCGTTGCCAGGCGTCGCCGTCGGTGTATGCGCCGGCGTCCGGGAGTAGGTTGGCGGCGAGGCTGAGGAAGTTTTGCTTGTCCTCCTCCGCGAACTCGTCCTCCGTTTTAGTAAGCAGAAGTCGGGTTATGGTTACTAAAATGTCCTTGGGCGTGAGTTGCTGCGCCGGGGTTTGCTCCAGTGTGCCGCGTGGGTAGGTGCTGGGGTCGTCCAGGTCGATGTGTAGGTCGGGTTCGGCTGCGGAACACAGGACTTGCTCAACGTATTCGTCCGTGAAGAATTGGTCGCGCCCGATGTAGCGGTCGTCTTCGAGCGAGTGCCCGCGGGCGATATAACGGTTGGCGTCCTCGTAATCCTGGATCGCGTCCGCCAGTGATAGGCGAGGGTCGTAGTGATCGTCGCCGGCGGTGGGGATGTACCGGGCGCGGAATGCCAACTCGCGGCGTGTCAGGTGCAGCCGGTCGCGGTAGACAGCAATCTTCATGCGGTCGTCCGCCTGCTGACGGAACATGGTGCAGCGCGTGTAGCGGTCGATCAATATAGAGGCGCAGGCGGCGTGATAGGCGAGCTTGCGCGTGCTGTAGCCGATGAGGTCGCGGCCGTGCGGGCGGGGTGGGGTGGCGTTTTCTTTAAGCGCCTGGTCGTGAAGCGTGTCGAGTTCGTCCTTGTACAACGTGGTGGCGTGGTGCTTAAACCGATCCATCCACATACCCAGCCAATGCGGTTTTTTGCGGACACCCCACCCGCTGTAATCGTTGCGACCGGTGCCGTTGGCGTGGAACAGGATGCCGTCGTGGGCGTTCTTGTAGGCACGGTGCAAGATGTGAAGCGGAAGCACTTCCTCCTGTTCGTCCCTCAACCCGTCAATCTCAGCAACGCTATACCCGCGATTGCCGTGTTTTTCGATAAATGCGGCTACATCGTAGATGTTGACGGCGAGTTGTTGCACGCTGACGCCGTGCAGGGCGGCGAGGTGGGCGAACGGCTGCTCATCGTCCGGTAGAGGGAACTTGTTACGGAAGTCGTCCGGATCACTGGCGAAGTCATAAACCATGGCGTACTGAACATAACTTGGCGGGTAACCCTCGATGCCCAGCGGCAAGCACTCCCGCACCCAGGACGGGGCGCGGTTCCAGGCGCTGGCGGCAGTCGGCCCGGTGACGTGCCCGATGCCGGGGGCGGCGTCCAGTCCCTCGCCGGCGGTGAGCGCGTCGCCGACGTTGTGCCCGAAGTACTCGACGAGGCTCCGGGCGTGGTTGTGGTTCATGCTGGTGCAGGCGGTGAGATAGTAGATCGTGTTGCGTTGCTCGTCGGGGGTCATGGCGCGGCGTGGGGGCGGGGCCGGCTTGGGCGTGATCACCTCGGAGAGGTTGCCGTCCTGCTTGGGCGCGGAAAATAAATCCGGCTGCGGGTTGTCGGCGTCCGTGTCCGGGGACGGGGTTGGGGCTGGGTCGGTGGGTGTCTGCTCCTTTACCCATTCCCGGAGTGGCTTTTCAACTGCCCCGTTCTCGATTGCCAGTTTGCGTTTGTTCGGGCGGAGGTCGAAGTGGAAAAAGCGCCCGCTGATGCCGTCGGATTCGTGCGACCACCCCGGCTTTAGCCCGATGCTTTCGGCAAATGCGGTCAATTCCTCGTCTGTGCCGTCCGGTGTCCACATGTGGCACCACTCCCCGATCTTGCCGTAGTCTCTCAACTCATCTACGTAGATTGTCGGTCCCGTGGGTGCCGGCGTATGCTCCACGATGCGCTCGCGGAGACTATCCGACTTGTGCCAGTTGGTCTGCATCATGCCGTTATCATTCGGATAGCTTGTCTTGACCTTGCTGACGTTGCCGCCGGTGTCGTACTGCAATCCGGTGATGGTCATCTGCCGTCCGTCGTCGAGGGTCAGTTGGTCGTTGATGCTGTACTTGGTCATGGTGGTTATCCTTTCTCGCTAAAATGGGATTTCGTTATCGTTGGGCGGCGGGGTGAAGTCGCCGGACGGGCTGCCGTGGGTGCGGTTGTACCACCAGTTACGCCAGCGGATGCTGACTGCCTTGTTATAGAGCGTGTCCGCGCCGAGCCAGTGCATCTCGTCGAAGCTATAGCCGAAGTCGTAGTATGTGCTGCCCCAGTCCCAGCGGCCGGTGATATGCCGGTAGTAGCCGTGCCCCCAGGCGATCTGCCAGCAATAAAGCCCGACTTCCCAGCCCGCGTCGCACATCTCCTCGTAGTCCGCGGACAGATAGCGAAGGATGATGCCCGGCGAGGTGACGTGAACGGCCAGGATCAGCCGGCGTTCGTTACCGATCTGGACGCCGCGCTCAACGATTTCGCCGTTGCTGTATTCTTCCGTGGTGCTGATGAAGTAGCGGATCCAACCCCAGATGGTGCGTGGCTTAAACATTAGAATAGGCTCCTTTGGGTGGTTGCTTGCGGATTGGTGGGGAACTCCTCGCGCCAGTGTTTGCTTGCCCACGGTAGCGATTCCAGATTGCCTTTGAAAAAGACCGGTATACCTTGAGCATCCAGCTCAGCCACCAGGCGGACGACGTGGCGCTCATTTGGCGCGTAGGTTTTGCGTCCGTTGGACGCTGCGCCGATAACAGCCCACTGGAGCACGCCGGGATATGCCCGGACGATGTGGCTGACATCCCACGACAGCGGCTCAAACGACATCCATCGGACGGGGACACTCACCTGCTGAAGGCTGGTCAACGTCCGTGACAGCATCTTGTTTTGCTGATGGCGAGATAAGCGCCGGCCCCACATGAAATCGGGCGGGCTGGACGCGCCGACCCAGGCATTGGGCGGCATGTCAAATTTCTTGGTACGGACGGCGTTTTTGGTGAGCAGTTGGAACGTGTGCCGCGGCGCGCTGTGAACCGCAAGCAGAACGTCCTCAATGTGTTGCTCAGGAACCCAGTGCCCGAACACGTCCGCCATACTGCCGGTGAAAATACGCGCCGGGGACTTGACGCGCTGCGGATCGGCGAGCTTCGTCGGGTGGTAGTAGTGGTGGTCGAAGCCGTGCGGGTACGCCGCAGATGCTATGCCGGTGGCCACATCGTCCGCGTAGCAACTGGCAACGCTGCCGTCCGGCATCTGCCACTCGCAGCCGTGGTGGCAGCCGGCGACGGGGTTCCAGGTGTAGTCCGTCCATTCGATGCCGCGTGATTTTAGGTTGCCGTCTCGGTCGTATTTCTTCTGCTTGTTCATGGGTGGCATTTCTCCTTTGGTGGTCATAAGCGATCTTCTGTGCACCTAACTGGTGGCTGCGTGTGCGAATAAAGGTAGCGTCTCCGGGCGGGTGATGTTCGGTGAAAGCCACAGGACTTCGGTGCTGACGCTGTTGCCGTTGGTGGTGCTGGAGTATTCCAGCCGTGTCCAGTCGGCATACAGCTCGTCGTACAACGACGACGGGTAACCGGACAGCACCGCCATCCCCTGGATATTGTTGAGTGCGACGGCTAGCGCGATGTGCTGCGTGTCGTTCATCTCGTGCTGGTAACGCTCGCGCGAATCTGCCCGCGACGACAGCACATAAGGCGGATCCACATAGAACACGGTTTCGGGCGTATCCCAACGTTGAATGCACTCAACAGCAGGAACGCAGGATATTTGCGCGTCCATGAGGCGCTCACGTGCTAGCTCTAGCCCATCCATGCGCCGCCAGGTATCGACCGCCGGAGTTCGCATATCGGCACGGAGCTGGCGTCGCCAGCCGCTGGGGTACTTCTGCAGCCCGCCGAAGGATTGCCACAGGGCAACGTAAAACCGCCGGGCGCGTTCAATAGGATCGTCTGTAGGTTCAAAGGCGAGGGTGTATTCCACCTCGCTGTAGGGTGTCCACTTGATTTGATACAACAGCTCGTCGGGTTGCTCGCGCATGACGCGGAAGAAATTCACCAGGTTCTCGTCCAGATCGTTGAGGACTTCAACCGGTGACCGTTGCTTGCGAAAGAAGATAGCCGCGCTACCGCAGAACGGTTCGACGTAAATCCGGTGCGGCGGAAACTGGTTGATGATCCGTTCGGCGAGGATCCACTTGCTGCCGATCCAGCGCAGCGGGGGCGTTCCAAAAAATCCGACGGCGGTTCCGGGAGCGTATGTGCCGTTTGTCTTTGTCCGTGCCGGCAAGAGACCGGCGAGGGGTTGGGTGGTCATGGGTTGCTCCTAGGCGATGGCTGCGGGTTGCTTGGTGTCGGTGATGGCGTCCTGCCAGCGTTGCCAGGTCACCGTGACGGGGTGGCCGGCGACGGTGCTGAGGGTGCGTTCGATCTTCGTGTGCAGTCGCTGCTCCAGCATGTCGTGTGATGTGGTGCGGCTGGTCGTTAGCGTGTAGGTGTGGGTTGCCTCGTCGTAGGCGGCGCATTGCACGTCGCGGAGATAGGTGTTGTAGGTTGCCAGGTCATACTCCGCCTCTAGCAGTGACTTGCACACCGTGATCGTGTCGGTGACGTGTGCGGGCAGGTCGCCGGCAGGTTGGGGTTTACGTTGCATCCATGCGGGCAGGGTGTTGTGTGCCGGCGTGGGCTGCTCGTCGTCGGGCGGGGTGATGATGCCCAGGTCGGTCGCCTCGTCCCACAGCCACCCGTACTCCGGGGAGGGGGGTGTTGCGGAACTGGGGGGAGGGGTTTCTGTGCCGGTGATGTAGCTGGCCAGTAGTCCGTGTTCGTTGCGGATGCCGTGATTGGGCTTAGCTTTGCACTCGGCGACGTGCATCATCCAGCCGGCGACACGCTCCGGCTTGTATTGCGCCAGATCGTTGCGGGGGGTGAATCTACCCCACAGGCGGAGCAGGTGCTTGGTCTGCTCGTAGCCTTCCCGGCCCTCTTTTACAACCTGTACCGCGTCGATCCCTTCCCGGTCGGGGATGTCCCCCAAATCGAACTCCCCCGAATCTGCCAAAGACTCACCAACATCATCATCACCCCGCTGTGCTGCCGGTGGGGTGATGCCGGCCGCGTGTTTGTTTGTTTGTTTGTTTTGTTCTCTGTGTTCTTTGTCCTTTGTGTTCTTTGTTGCTTTATAAGTACTTTGTAGTTGCGGGTTTGCCGTAGCGGGTGAACCGCCCCTGGTTGCACCGGCACGGGTAAACCGCCCCCCGGTAACCCGTCGACGGAAGCCGCAAGATTGCGCCGCTGCCGACTGCTCCGGCGGGGATGCCTGGGGTGGGGTGCTGGTCGCCGGGGCGTCTGCGGGGTTCTCGTATACCTTGTAGATGTGACCCAGGAAGCGCCCGTTTTCGTCGCGTTGGACGGCGGGTTTGCCGTCGGCGTCCATGACCTGGATGAGATAGCCGGCGTCCTTGAGTTCGTCAAAGACGCTGTTGATCTTGTCCATGCCGCAGTTAAACATGCGGCGCAGGTGCTTCTTGATGATGATCCAGTCCGTGGGCAGGGAGATCAGCGAGCAGAGTGCCCCGCGTGCCTCCAGGGAAAGGTCGGCGTTTTGCAGGACGGCGTTGCTGATGATGGTGTAGTTCTCGGTCTTCTCGGCGCGGTTGATGTTAATCATGGTTACATCCCCATTCTGTGCAGATTGCGGAGTATTTTGTGTAGACGGTACGTGTCCAGTTGCCCGTTGCGGATGAGGCGGTGCTTGGACATGCGCTGCCCGCGTGCGTCACCGTGCCCGCTCATGGCGAGCATGCCGGTGACGGACAGTTGGCTGTGCGGATTGAGATAGATGGTGCCGTTGTGGACGACGCCGCGCCGGATCACGGCGGTGCAGTCATCCAGTAGCGTGATGTGCGTGGCGGTTTGCTTGCACCGGTTTACCCGGACGACAGCGGCGATGCTGCCGTCCGGGGCGTACTCGTAGCGAGTCTGGATGTGTTTACTGGTCATAAGGCATCTTCTCACTAGCTATCGCGGCGGTCGTTTAGCGCGTGGAATGCGTCTCCGAGCCGGTGCTGGAACGCGTCGTGCATGTGCCCCAGCATGGCGGAGAGTAAATCTATGCTGCCGTCGAGTTCTTCCGGTGTCCGTTTGTGAATTTCTTCTAGTGTGCCGGTGCGGAGCAACTGTAGCGCGTCTCTTACGTCGCTGTAGTCCTCGTCCGGCATCCAGCGTTGGTGAATGTCTATCATCGTTTCAATGACGCTGAGTGCGTCGGCAAGCTCTGTGCCTAGATCATGCGGCAGGTCGTTGATGGCGGCTGCCGGCGTCGGTTGCGGCTGGGGCTTGGGGATGGCTGGGGCGGAGCGTTGCCATGCGCCCAGCAGCGCCGAAACTTGCTGGCCGTTGTCCGCCATTTGGACGGTCACAATTGGCGGGTTTTGTTCGTCTTTGATATGGACAACTTTGCCGGGGCGTGCGGGCTTGCTTTCCAGTGCGAGCCAGTCGCCGATGTTGTAGGGGCAGTGATAGGCGGCCGGCGGGTGCGTGAGTGGATCCTGTGGGGTGGCGCTCCCTGCGTCTTGCGCGTCCTCGGCCGCGGGTTCGATTGTCGATTCGTGGATGTTACGGAGCAGGCTGTTGGTGTCCTCCGTTCGGATTGCGACGTGGGCGTGGTCTTCCACCCGGTCGATGCGTGCCAGCCCGTGTCGGGTGTGGTAGACGCGGTCACCGGTGGCAAAGTTGCGGTTTGTGTACTGTGGTGCGGGCGGGCGCTGCCGGGTGTCGTCGCTGGGGATGTGTTCGGTGCGGGTGTCCGGGGTGTGGGTGGGGGTGGGGGTGCGGTCGGCGGTTTGAGGGGTGTCGAGTTTACCAATTGGTAAACTCTCCTCGTCCTTAACGTACTCCTCGACCGTGTTTTCGAGCGCCTGAATGCTCCATTCTTCGTCTAGAGCAGCCTCGGCAAGGCTCTTATAGCCCTCATTAAACAGTTTGTCCAAGGCTTTGTTATAGGCGCGGATGGCTCCCTCTGCCCAGTTCTCGTCATCCGCACGCATCCAGAGGGCGTCCGGGATTGATAGCAGAGCGCGGTAGGCGCTGATCATGCGCGGGCTGGTTAAGCCCATGCCGGTTAGCACCTTGGAGCCGTCGCCGTCTTTCTTGTGGCTGTACTTGTAGCCGTTGGCAACCTGGGCATAGTATGCGCGGTCACAGTCCGTTACCGCCTCGTCATAAGACAGAAATTGCTCGTCGTCCTTATACAGCTCGATCATGAGCAGGGCAAGTTGCCGCGCCTTGCTGATGGCGTTGAGATCGTCACGGGCGTTGTTCTCGGCTGCTTGCCGCCAGACGTTGCGTTCCTCCTCAATCGTGGCGGGTATTTTCTTATACTTGGAATCATCAACCAGCATGGTTAGCAGGTGATGCGCTAGCAAGCGGCGCTCACCGGCGATGACCATAAACTCACCGTCACCCTTCCTGTAAACGGTGATAGGGTTGTCTAATCCGTGCTGGTGAATGTCTCCCGCCAGTAATGCTAGGCGTATGAGCTTGTGAGCGGGGTGATCTTCCGACAAGTCCATCTCCGTCTCGCCTAGCATGATGCCTCGCAGGTCTGGGACGGCGTCGTCGTCTCGTTGTAGTTGCTGATGCCAGAGCATGAGCAAGTCCATAATTTGTTCGGGTTCGCCGTTCCAGGACATGAGCAGGTCACGAGGCAGCACCCGCCGCGGCTGTACGCGGTCGGGGATGATTTGCATGATGGGCAGCGGGCGGGCGACGATGGGCGTCCCTTCGCGCTGGCGTAGTCCGTCTACGAGGTGCGGGTTTACGTCTTCGTGGCTTACGTTGTTCCGATTGAAAGCGTTCTGTTTGTCTCCGAGCGGGTTCTTAACTGGCATCTTTAACCTCCATCAGTTCTTTGATAAATGTGCTATCGGATTCAACTTCACCGAGCCGCTTAAGCGCCCAGTCCACGACCTTGAACGCCTGCCGAAATTCCTCGCCATAAGGCGCGTAGCTATAAACGAGCTGACCGTACTCCATAGCCTGTTCCCACACGGTGCGAAGTGTGACTGGATGCCAGACAACCCCTTTTTCAAACTGCCCGGCTAGCTGCTTAATGTTGTCGCGGTGATTGCTCGTATTGGCACGAAGTTTATTCGCTTGAATACCGAGGATCTCAATCGGTGATTCCCGGAAGTCCTCAACTTGCTTGTTGATTTCGTCCAACTCCTCTAATGCATCAACAAGCCCGTCAAAGCTCAATGCAGAGCACTCGGTAATGTACAGGTAGTAGTCCGCGGCAATCATGATTGAGCCGTCAAACATGCTATTGGTGGGGCCGGTGTCTACGACGATGTAATCAAGCTCCAGCAGTTGCGCCATATCCTTCAGGATTCTGCGAAAACGGAATGGGGAGGGTTCGTCAAGCGGGATGCGGGACGTTTTCTTATGGCTGGGCAGTAGGAATAGTGTCGATTCCAGTCCGTCCCAGCCGGGGACGGCGTAACGCTCTAGGGGTACCTGACGCATTACATCGGCGAACGTGGTTTCGTAGTTCACCATGATGTTGAACAGCCCGTTTTCCTTGGGCATACCGAACGCTTTCGCGCTGTGCCCCTGCGAGTCGGTGTCTACGATGCCAACACGCAGCCCCAGCAAGGCCATCCCGGCGGCGAGGTGGGTGGCGACGGTGGTTTTTCCTACGCCCCCCTTGCGGTTTGCGACGATGATTGTCTTGGTCATGACGTGATTCCTTTCGATAGTTGGTTGTCTATTAACTTGGTTAGGTGTTACCGTAGTTGCCGGTCATGTGAGACGGACGTTGAATGTGACCCGCGGGGTAGTCGTTTGCGCGGCTACCCCGCCTTTTTATTTTGGGGTCACTTCACTGGTCATAATGCGTCTTCTGCTGCCCTAATCCGTTTGCCGAGCATGATGCTTTGACCGCATTGCAGCCGGCGTCCGAACATTTGCGCGGCGTCGTAGTAGCAGCGCTGGAGTTCGGCGGTGGCGTTCGGTGTGCGATCGTCGCGCATGAGCAGCACGTCGCCGTTTGCGATGTACTCCGTTGTGATTCCGTTCGCCTGCGCTTCCTTGACGATGTTGAACGCGTCGCGTTCGGTGGTGCGCGTCAGGTGTAGGTTGTCGTGGTTGTCGTGGTACACGACGATGACGGTGTTGGTCACGATGCTTGCTCCTGCCGTGCTTCGACTCGCTTGGCGATGTGGCGGAGCCAGTAGGCGACGCTCTCCGCGTTGCGGTGTCCGACCGGCTCCCCTTGCAGCGCCGACAAGATGCCAAAGGCGGCGGACTTGGTCATACCATTCCACGTGTTCTCGATATCCGCTGTTAAGTTCAGATCGAAGTCCATCTCGTGATATTCGCGGAGTACCTCGTCGATCCGCTTGACGAGTGGATGATCGGTGTCGATTTTGGCGATTGCATCTTGCAGGTCGGTCAGTTGCTTAAATGCCTCTTGCAACTTGTAGCGCGTAGACCGCGCATACATGAGCGTGGTGTGCAGTGCCTCGACATCCGCTAGCCAAGCCTGCCCGCCGCCGTTGGTGATGTTGGCGGCCTCGCTGAGTGCCGCTAGGGGGTCGGTTGCATCGCCACGCTGCACATCGTCGATCAGGTTCATAACGTGCTGGATGTGCGCGTTGATCTTACGGCGACGTTCTTGTACGCCTTCAGTGAGGTCGATGTCGTAGACCTCCATGAGAGCCTCGTCGTCATCCGCGGGAACGAGGTCGTGAATGTCCATTGCTTCATCGTCCGGCGGGGTGTCGTGGTTGTTAGGCATGGGTGACCTCCAGGTTGGGGATGTGCAGGGGGTTGTCGCGCAAGAACGAACTGTTAAGCGCGTCTGCCTCGTTGGCGGCTGGGTCAACTTTCCAGATACCGAGGTCTTCGTCGTAGTACTGGATGAGCGCTCCGGTGCGCCGGCGCTGTACGTCGTCAGCGAGTTGTTGCTTTGGCGGTGGCGGCGTGGGGGCGACCGGCGTTGGGCGGGGGTCGTTGTTGTGCACGTACACGACAACGGCACGGCTGACGGGTACCGTGGGGGGTGTTTCTTCTGGTGGGGTGGTCGGTTCGGGCTGTGGGGCCGGTGCGGGGTTGCCGCCGTCGGTGTCGTCGTCGATGTTGATGGTGATCCATTGCAGGTGGTTGAGCGCGTCGGTTTCTGCCCGGAACGGCGGGCATTCCTTGCGAAGCGGGATTAGCACGTACGGCCTATTTTCGTGACGGTCCATCAGGTAGTCCTGTGGCTCCCAGCCCTGCTGCACCTTCTCGTTGAGTTTCGAAAAGGCGGTGTCCAGGAGTTCGAATATGTAGTCGTACTGGTACTGCGGGAAGGCTTCGGGCATTTGTTGGGGTTGTCTTTGTGACATACAATTCCCTTTATTGATTCGTAGACTAAAAGTTGACTATGGAATCGGTAACGTTTGATGAGGCAGTAGACGAGTTCATACTAGATTGCGAAGTGGGGAACCTGAGCGACGAAACGATTCGCACGTATAAAGAGGTACTGAATGCGTTCGGTCGGGATCAGGGGGATCCGCGCTTGGTGAATGTGGATGTATCGGTAATGCGCGGGTACATGGGCAAGCTGTGGCAGCGGAATAAGCGAGGGGAGCTATCGCCGCACACGGTGGGGAAGCATGATCGCCATCTGCGCGTCTTTTGGCGCTTTTGTGAAGACTGTGGCTTTATTGAGCGCTCGCCAATGCGAGGCTTGCGCCGGCCAAAACTACCAGAGATTAAGCCGTCCGGAGTCCCCCACAGGGACATCATCCGTTTACTTCATGCTTGTAATCAGATGGATGACCAGATTGAAGCGGTGCGAAACAAGGCGATCATCCTATGGTTTGTCGACACCGGCTGCCGCCGGGGTGGGGCAGTGGGGTTGACGTTGGATGATATAGACTTGCGCCGCAAAATGGCGAGGGTCACCGAGAAGGGGGATAAAACGCGGGCGGTTTTCTTCAGTTACTATACTGCTCAGCACATTCGCCAGTGGCTGGCGGTGCGAGAGAGTGGCTCGCGGACGGTGTTTACAAGTGTCCGGACTGGCAAGCCGTTAAAGGAATCGGGTTTTAACCAGATGATTAAACGGATGAAAGCCCGGGCCGGCGTCCGGTCGCGGATCAGCCCGCAGCGATTCCGGAATTCATTCTCGCGTCAGTTTTTGCGTGCCGGTGGGGATATATCGGTATTGTCGCGGCTGTTGGGCCACAGTGATATAAAGACCACGCACCAGTATTACGCTGTCTTTGATGAGGATGAATTGCAGGAATTGCACTCCGAGGTTGGGGTGCTGGATAGTATCCTGCGCGGTCATGACCTAGAGTAAATGTGGCTCGCTACACCCAAAGGACTTTTAATCCGCTGGTTGTAGGTTCGAGTCCTACCGGGGTCATAAGCACGCAACTGAAAAAATCGGCGTGAGTCGGCTTCAGTTGTTAAGCTGCCGTGGGCGGTGCTGGTACACCGTTTTCGGAGTTCGATTTCACCCCACTCGCTATCGTTTAACCGGCGGCGGCGAGCGGGGTTTTTATTTGCCCCGATTCTTCATCGGAGCCTTCCGTACTCTCGACCTCTACCCGTTTCATTAGGTCGCCCCAATCCACATCATCGCCAAGCCAATCTAGCAACTTGTCAATGACGGGGATGTCAACGCGGCTGTTTCTGTCATTCATCATGGATGTGACAGTTGACATGCCGACGTCGGCGGCCTCTGCGATTTCCTCATATGTGTACCGTGTTTTATCTCGCCGCCCCTCGTTGTAATCCTTAAGCCCTTTCTGGGCAACTAGGGTGCGCAAGTTGATGATGGTACGCTTCGGCATATAACTCCTTTCTATTCAGTACAATAGTATATCTGATGTAGTGACTTGTCAAGAAACTAAAGCCACTAATCGAACAAAGAGTTTGACATAGGGCGAAATATGCTGTAAAATTGTTGTGAAGTCAACAAACAAAAACCCCCTCACGCCGCTTGATCGCAAATCTTCCCGGCGAAGGGGGTAGGAGGAACATCTTCGATGGCCATCTCTAATGCCTCGAACCAAAGTATACCACGCACGGACGCCGGGAACAAACCGGAAGCCGACCACCCCGAAGGCTACGACGTGATCGAACCCGGCGACTACGTTTTCAGTAACCTGTCGTGGCGGCGCCAAGGCGTGGTGCTGGACGTCATGCCGGTCACAATCGGCGACGTGGACATGACGGCTGCCCGTGTTACGCTGGCGATGACCGGCGACGTAACCATCATGCCAGAAAACGAGATCGCGGACTTCCAAAAAAGTGAGGCGTGGTTCGACGCGCTGCAAGAATCCGACCACCCCACCCACGGAAAGGCGGTGCAGTCATGACGAACGCGACCGCACCGAAAACCCTTACCCATGCGGACGTGGCGACGCTCACCGCTCGCTTCGAGCCAGACGAGCACGAGGTGAAGCCGCAGCTCAGCTACGGAAAGAAAAAGGAAAAGGGTTATCAGCTATTCCTACCGTATGTTGGTGAAGAAGCAATCAACCTGCGCCTATCCCAGGTGGATCCCGGCTGGACGTTCACAATTGACAATGTGGTGTGCCGTTCGGATCACTACGCCGTGTATGCCACGCTGACCGTGCGCGGCGTGAGTCGGCAGGGGGTGGGCACGGATAGCAACCACGAGGACGAGAACGCAGAGAAGGGCGCAGCCACGGACGCGCTGAAGCGTACAGCTCGTTTGTTCGGCGTGGGAGCGTATCTGAAGCGCAGCCCGGATATTTATGTAGACATGGCGAAAACCAAGGCGCAAGAAGAACGTGCTGCAATGGTGAAGCTCCGGAAGTGGCTGGCGAGCGGCGACAACGCTGCATCGCCCAGCAGCACCAACAACGACGACAACGACGACAACGCCGGCGGCGGTAACGATGAGGCAAGCGAAAAGCCGTCCGCGACACTCAGCACGATTGACGACGCTGACCAAGCATTCGCCGCCCCCTTCTTTAAGGATGGTGTGTTTGATGGCGGACGACTATACAAGGCGGCTGCAAAGCAGGAACTGCTTGACGAACTCAAAGACCGGCTGCAAGAGGCATGCGGCACGATGGACATGCGCCAGATTGAGCCGGCAAACGCCATCGCTGCATGGAAGTTCGTGCTGGACGAGCAGAACGCGGACGCCGGCGAGGATGACGACCCGCGCCAGCCGCATGAGGTATTGGATTCGATACTGTCCAAGAGCGCCAAGGTGGACAAGGCGAAGCGGGATGCCGACAAGACGCCCAGCCCGGACGACACCCCACCCCCGGAGCTAGAGACGTCGACGGATGAGGGCAACCAGGGAAAAGCGTAGCGCCCGCCCCAAGCACCCCACAGACGCAACGCGGGGTGTTCGGTGCGCGGGCGAATCAATCGCCGTTTGCGGACACAAGCAAGCCCGGCGGAATCGGACGGCGCAAGCAGCGGCGCAATCCGGCTGGCAGTATGAAGTACGACCTGGCGCAGTTGCACAGCGAACCGGTTGAGTTGTTCAAAGTCCGTAAAGGCGGCGGCATGACCGAGTACAAAGCACTCGCAAAACATCATGCCATTTCCGATGAAATCAAGGTCACCTTGTATGGCGAGGACATCATGTTTTTGCGTAAGGCGTGCGGGGTGGATACGTCGCGGTGGAGCAAGCCGGGCTTCACATCAATCAAGGTTGATGTCACGCTCAAGACGAAAGACACGCGCTTCTCGCGTATTCTCGGCGCATGGACGCAGGATGGCGAGTATATCGAGCGCGAGGAATGGGTCGAGCAGCAGCAGGCAGGAGGTGCCGCGTGAACCGGCTGTCGGACATTGGGCGGTGGGAGCGTCACCGCCTGGACGGGCATTACCTGGTTAGTCGGCCGGCACCGAAGAACCGCTGGGGCGTGCCGTTGCGTCAGTGGCGGGCAATGCCGGCGTGGGAGCAGCAGGAGGTCATTGATTACGAGTTGCATCCGCGCCGGGAAGGGCGGGACGAGCTGGCCGATCGCCGCCGGGAGGGTCGCGGAGAGTGGCGGCCGCTGGTGCGTGAGAGAGCATGACATAGTACAATGGCTCCCAAAGACGTGAGCAGCGGGCGAGGGAGCCATGAATACCAAGCAGGCAATGCAACGCGCAAAACACTACATCAAAAATAAGCAGTACGATAAGGCGCGACGGATTCTAGCCAAGGTCGATCACCCCACGGCGCGAAAGTGGGAGTCGAAGCTGGATGAGGTTGCGCCTCGTCGTGGGTGGGTGCAAAGCGTGCTTAATGTGGTTGTCTGGGGTATTGTGGGGTTCGTAGTTTTATTTTTGGCTTATTTGGGTTGGGCGGTTTTTATCGCTGATCCGGTAGGATACGAAATCGGCGTTGAGGGTGATCTGTCACGATTGTGCAGGGATGTTTACCGAGATGATATTGAGGGAACCACCTATGAAAATGACATCTTTGCGGCCTGTCGAATTGCTGTTGACGGAGAGGCAACGGGGCGATATGAAGCGGAGCTGCGTTACTGCTACGGGGAAACCCAGAAGGGGGAACTCGAAGCCCAGTTTGAGCAGTGCCTGATTGATAACGAGTACGTGATGCCCCGGCCGGCGTTTAATTCCGCTCGCGCGACGGCAACGGCACGCGCCGGCACCTAACGAGTCACTGTGCTATAATTAGCACATATGGAACAAGACGAAAGCGATCTGTAATGCTCACCCCACTGACGGATTACCGGTTTAGCACCGCCCGCTACCGTCCGCAGCGGCGCGTGCAATGTACGTGCTGTCGGCAACGCAAGCCGGCGATGGCGTTCTCCCCGGACGCCCGCAAGCGCAACGGGCTGCACTCGCACTGCCGCCAGTGCCGTAATGTCGCCCGTCGCCGTCGGTATGCCCGGAAAATGTGACGTAAATATGTTCTAATCGGGTGGTATACTGTGGTCACGATGCAGCGGAGCATCGTCCTTATCGGTAAACGGTTGATTCCCCAATGCTAGCGCCACCTACCCCAGCCCAGGCAGTCCCCCCGACAACCAGTGACGATCTCTCCCTGTGGGAGGCGTACCTGGACGAGGCTGTTGGGCGGGTGGATGCTGGCGGGGATGACCGCGAGGCCGCGTGCGGGCTGCGCCCCGGCGACCCGGACTATGAGCTGGTCACGCATGACGCGACGTATCACGGCTATGACTACGGCTGCGAGAACCCCAACTTGCGGACATCCTATGCGCTGGTGGCACTCAGCGACGAGCAGCAGCGGGCAAGCGTCCGCCGTCCGCCGGAGTACGAGGCGCTGCGTAACATCATCCTCGGCTATACATCGAGTGTACGCCCGTGGGCGTGGTACGAGGCGGGGGACGAGGACGACGGCAGCTACAATCGGGAGCCGCGCAAGGACATGAAGTTCTGCTCGGAGTGTGGCAAGGAAAAACCGCTGCACTACTTCCACGAGGATAGTCGGCGCACGGACGGTCGGCGCAGCCGGTGCCAGACGTGCCGAAGTGCGGCGTATCGGCGGCGGAAGTATCGCTGACGGACTTTTGGCGCGGCATGGTATAATAGTAGGTGTAGAGATAAAACAGATTTCTGAGCGCAGACCAGCGCGAGGAGCGAGAATATGCAACCGCCGGGTAACGCCCGGCGTTTTTGATTCACGGTGGAGGCGACCATGGCACGCTACAGCGATGAAGAACGGGCTGCCGCTGTGGCTCAACTCACGGCGGCAGGATACGGGGAAGGCAAGCCGGGGGCACTGAAAAGCGTCTCGGCGGCGCTGGATATTCCGACGAATACATTGCGGCGGTGGTACAAGAAAAAGAGCAACCCGCCGCCTACCAAAATTGTTCGACAAAAAGAACTCGACCTGCGGCAGGCGATCCAGAACGAACTCAAGGCGATTATTCCGCAGATGAGCGCAACCCGCGACGAAGCGGACTATAAAGATCTGGTGCGGGCGTTCGGCATCATGTTCGACAAACTTCAATTGTTAGAAGGCAAGCCAACTACACGAGCTGATGTCAATGTTAACGATGCCCGCGAACGACTTGCACGCCTCATCGCTAGCCGCGCTGACAGCGACGGAACAGGAAGCGATACTTGATTCCCTGAGTGACGAGGAGTGCTTAGCGCTGCTTTATGACTGGTCGTTTATCGCCCGACCAAAGCAGCTTATGCCGGCGCTGGGTGATTGGGACACCTGGTTTCTTATCACCGGGCGCGGGTGGGGTAAGACGCGATCCGGCGCGGAAGGTGTTCGGAAGCTCGTGGACAACGGCTACCGACGGATTGCACTGGTTGCCCGCACGGCGGCGGACGCCCGCGACGTGATGGTCGAAGGTGAGAGCGGGCTGTTGAATATCTTCCCGCCGCACCAAAAACCGGTCTACGAACCCAGCAAGCGCCGAATCACATTTCATAACGGCGCAATCGCAACGACGTACAGCGCGGACAAGCCCGACCAGTTACGCGGGCCGCAGCATGACGCGGCATGGTGTGACGAGGTTGCCTCGTGGCGATACTCCGAAACGTGGGACAACCTGCAATTTGGGCTGCGCCTGGGGACACATCCGATTGTGATCGGGACGACCACCCCACGTCCGACCAAGTTCATGCGTGATCTGCTCGCCGAGGATGGCGTCATTGTGACCGAGGGTCACACGATGGAGAACGCGGCCAACCTTGCCAAGCGGGCACTCAAAAAACTGCTGAGCAAATACGAGGGGACGCGCTTAGGCAAGCAGGAGCTAGCCGGCAAACTGCTCACGGATACGCCGGGGGCGCTGTGGACACTGGACTTACTCGACACCACTCGCGTAAGTCGTGCGCCGAACGTGTTTGAGAAGGTGGTTGTCGGTGTTGATCCGGCAGTGACGTCCAGTAGCGAAAGCGACGAGACCGGGATTATCGTCGTCGGTCGCGCGATTGATGGACATGTGTATGTAATTGAGGACGCCTCGGTTAATGATTCGCCGGAGAAGTGGGCGCTTGCGGCTATTTCGGCGTATGAGCGACACGACGCCGATTCGATTGTTGCCGAGGTGAATAACGGCGGTGACCTGGTTGAATCTATCATTCGTACGGCGGCGGCCGGTCGTCCGTCTGTGCCGGCGGTTCGCACAGTCCGGGCAACACGCGGTAAGTACACGCGGGCGGAGCCGGTCTCCATGCTTTACGAGCAGCACCGGGCGCATCACGTTGGCGCATTCGCCGAGCTAGAAGACCAGCAGGCGACATGGGTACAGGGTGACCCGAACTCGCCTGACCGCCTGGACGCGCTCGTGTGGGCAGTTACATCGTTATCGCAGCAGGGCGTGGCAAGCCACTCATTTATGGATTAAAGGGGCATCATGGGATTTAACACGGACGAAGTCAAAACAACAATTGAACAGTCGGTTCAAGAGCAAGAACCGGAAACCAGTTTAGGCGCGTCCTTCCTATTCTATGAGCCGACAACATCCGAGCTATTGCCCAACTGGGGTACGCACAAGCGTGACCGCGAGTTACGCAAGAAGTACCGAAACGAGTTCGCGTGGGTGGCCCAAAGTGCGGTGGCGGCGCTGACAAAGCGCATCCGTCAAACGCCCTGGCAACTCAAAGGCGGGCGCAACCTAACCAAGCGCTACCAGCGCGTGCTACAAAACGCGAACTTTGGCGCGGGCTGGTCGGACTTCCTCGCCCAGGTGATGCTTGACTTCCTGACGTGTGACTATGGCGCGTACATCGAGGTCATCGGACCGGGGGCGGCAGACCAACCCATCCGGGGCGGGGTGACGGGGCTTGCTCACCTGGACAGTCTGCGCTGCGTGCCAACGGGCAACCTGGAGTACCCGGTGATTTACTACAGCCGGCGCACAGGCAAGCTACACCGCCTGCACCATACGCGGGTTGTCCGGCTGGTGGACATGCCGGACGGGGATGAGCTGGTGCACGGCTGCGGACTATCGGCGCTGAGCCGGGCAGTCTCCATCATGGAGATGCAGAAGAACACGCAGCAGTATGTCACCGAGCAAACCGCCGACCAACCCCCCAGCGGAATCCTTTACAACAGCGGCATTAACGGGTCATCTTGGGAGCGTGCGTGGGAAGAATACAAGCTACGCCGTCGCAACCAGAACTATAAGGGGCCGATGGTTTTGAACGGCGGCGGGGCTAACTCGGAAGCGATTAGCGGTTCCATCGTCGGCTTCCAGAACGCCCCCGACGGCTTTGACCTTACCGAGTACATGGAGATCGCGGTGAATGCATTCGCGGCGGCGTTCGGTATTGACCGGCAAGACATCTGGCCGCTGTCAGGCAAGATGGCTGGCACGGCAACGCAAAGCGAGATCTTGTTCGAGAAGGCGCGCGGCATGGCGTTCGGCGACATCCTGCAACTGTTGGAGCGCGTGCTAAACATGCATGTGCTACCGCCGGCGCTGAACTTCTCGTTTGAGTTTAAGGACGAGGAAAAGGATAAGCAGCGGGCTGAGCGGGACGGCATTATTGCGGAGACGGCGCTTAAGATGGTGCGGGATGGGCTGTGGACGCGAGCCGAAGCGCGGGCATATACGGCAGCACAGTCCGGCGAGTTGCGCGACGTGGTGACCAACGCGGACGGGGAAATCGTGGAGTTACCCGACGACGAAGTGAAGCCGGACGATGCGCCGCCACCGATTGATGAAACTGAGGTGACGGATACCGACACGGACACCGAGCAGGTCGTGGACGAGACTGACGCGCAGACCGGTCAGCGGGCGGCCGATAAGGCCATCCAGGCAACGCGCTTGGACTTTGAAATAGCATTTGAGGACGTGCTCGCAGAAGCGCGGGCGGGGAACATCAGCCGCACACGGGCAGGCATTATCCTGAGAAACGAAATCAGCAACGCCGGCCGGCAAGCCATGATTGACGGGCTTGAGGAGGGCGGCGTAACGGCGACCGCCCTCGAAGGCGAGGACGCGGAGCGATACGCGGAGATCCTCGCGGAGCAGTCCGGGTACGTGACAAACTTCCTGGATCGGGTGTACGAGGACGGTATCAGCGACGCTGAAGCGGCTACCAAGCCGGAGATGTGGTGGCGCAAGAGCATTCTCCCGTTCTTCGACGCCGGGCGACTGAGTGCGGACAAAAACGGTATGTACGAGTTCGGCGGGCCGGACGGCGAGGAGAGCTGCTGGACGTGTACAACCTTGAAGGGGCAACGGCATCGCTTCCGTACGTGGGCGCGTCGCCGGCTGCGTCCGGGGGAGGATACGGAGAACTTCGCCTGCGGCGGGTGGCGGTGTGAGCATCGACTGCTGCCGACGGACTTACCCGCGTTTGGCACGTTGCCAGGGACGGGCGCGATTGCCCGGAACGCGAAGGAACACGATCACTCGCACGCTGCATAGCACATACCGCCCATCGAGGCGGTTTTATTTTTGGAGGACACATGACCACGATTGTGGAACAGCCAGGCGGCAAGGCGCTGGAGGAGGCGGTCTATGTCTATATTGACCTAGCGGGCCGTGAAGAACTTATATCCATCCAGCAGCAACTGAAAGAATTAATTCAGGGCGTTGAGGGGATTGAGTGGCAAGACCCGGACACGTTCCATATCACCCTCGTGTATGTCAAAGACATCTCACCAGAGGGGTTAGACCGTGTGGCACTGCCAGACGCGACCGCCTTAAATATCCGTGCCGGCAGCCTGAGCCTGTTTAACAACCCAACATCGCGGGCGCTAGTGCTGGCTGTTGACCACACGCCGGAACTCGACGCGCTGCAAAAAGAGATTTATGAATCATTTAACGGATTTGAGCGCAGTGATTTTAGCCGGCCGGAAGTTTATCAGCCGCACATCACGCTCGCTTATCTGCCGGTGACGGGGGTTGATGTGCCGATGATCGCGTTTGAACCGGTCATGCTGCTTGCAGATACCTTTCATTATGCACGTGGGGAATACGAGGTCGTGACCACGGTCAGCCTCAACGAGCAGCCTGAGCAAGACGACAGTATGGAAGATGAGGCGGATATGGACGAGGACGAGATGACCATGACGGACATGGACGAGGACACCGGCGAGCGCGGCATTGTGGGACGGGTAAAGGACACCGTTGCCGGTGTGCGGGACACGGTCACCTCGTGGTATTCCCGCGATGCCCCGCCGCAGGAAACGCGGCTGAAGGTTAACGGGAATCAGTGGGTGATTGTGTGGTCGAATAACTTCGAGGATCGTGAGGGCGAAATCTTCACACAGAAGGCCATCGACGACTACATCACGCGGGTGGATACGGGCATCGTGGAGCCACCCGATTTGTGGGTGCATCACGCGGGTCCGGAAACGAAGATCGGTAAAGCCAAGTGGGTCGGGCGGCATGGTCACTTTGTCCTCGCCGGCGGCACGTTTGATGACACGGAGAAAGCCCGCAAGGCGCGGGACTACTACGAGCGGCATGCTGGCAAGACGTCCGTCTCGCACGGATTCACGTTCCCGGTGTGGGGCTTTGACGGCAAGTACTACAACCAATTCAACACGTTTGAGATCAGCCTGCTCCCGCGCGGGGCAGAAGCAAACCGATACACGACATTACAGGGAGTGCGCAGTATGACGTTAGATGATAATAAGCGGCGTTACTTAGCCAACGTGTTTGGCGAGGATGCGGCAGATGGGATACTCAACGACCTCGACAACGCGGGCAAGGCGCTGGAGGACGCACAGGCGGCGTTTAAGGCTTTTCCCCACGCGGAGGATGACCCGACGCCGGACGAGGGCGCGAAGGATGCCGACGAGGGCAACACGCCCAGCGGCAGCGAGGCGCTGCTGCCGGAACTGGTGAAGGCACAAGCCGAGGTCATGGGCATGGTGAAGGACATGACGCAGGCAATTGGCGCGTGGCGGACGGACGTTGAGTCCAAGATGGACGCGCTAGAGGCGGAGAATAAAGCGCTGCGCAACGAAATGGCGTTGACGCCGCCGGCTTCTCGCTCGGACAGCACGGTCATCCCAGACGGCGAGGCCGCCGACGAGAAGGGCAAGATCAAAGACAAAGAGAATAGCGGCGGGGATTCCTTCTGGGACTTCGCCCGTGGAGGGAATCTGTAACCATGGCGATCAACGTAAACGGTAAGGAATATACCGACGAGCAGGCACAGGCCATCATCGAAGTGATGGGCGCGAAGAACGACACCACGCAGAGCGGGTTCATCCAGCCGATGCACGGCATCAGCGATGAGTTCCCGAATGCCGGCGGCTTATTCAGTCGTCCAGGCTCTGCACCGGACATGTACAGCGCAGTACCAAGCGTTGTGCGCGGCTTGTTCGCTCGCCTGTATGCTGGGACGGATGTCATCAGCAAACTGGAATACGACATCATCACAGGTGTGGATGATGCGAGCGGGACCAACCCAACGAGCTACTGTGGGACGCCCGTAACGTCTGGGGTGGCGAAGGTCGGCACGACGCGCGCCAGCTTCGGCGAGTTCTTTATGGGCACGGAAAAGATCACCCTGAACAAGGAAGGGGGTCGTGTCGACTACGCTGACGTGAATCGGCGGCTGCTGAACAATGTCGCGGCACAATCGGGGGTTATCCCGGAAGTTTTGGGCGCACCCGATGTCAACACAACAACCGGCGGCTTCATTTACCGTTTTGCGATTACAGCCATGCGCAAGATGGAGCGTGTGCTGTACACGGGCAATGTTGGCGTGACGGGCGCGAGTGCCGAGAAAGGCTTCATCAAAGAGTTTGATGGCTTTGACCGGCTGATCAAGACGGGCTATACCGACGTTGAGACTGGGAATGCGATTCCGGCGGCGGACAGCATCGTCACGGACTTTGCGAACGCAGATGCGACGGTGGGCGGCAACGGCATCGTTGACCTGATGTCCAACATCGAATATCGCCTGACGCAACTGGCGGAGCGTAACGAGCTTGATCCGGCACAGATCGAACTGGGGATGCGCCCAGACCTGTTCTACGCGCTAACGGCAATCTGGCCGAGCAGTTACCTCACCGACGGCAACACGGTCACCAGCGCTAACGGTGAACGTGTGAACATCAATGCTGAAACGGCTATCGAGATGCGCGACACCATGCGCCAGCAGCGCTATCTGATGCTGAACGGCAAGCAGATTCGCGTGAATCTCGCCGACGGCATTGAGCAGACCGTGAACGGCGAAGGGTTCAGCACGAGTATCTACTTCATTCCGATTGTTGCCGGCGGCGAGCGGGTGACATTCATTGACGGTTTTGACCAGAACAATGCTGAGATCCAAGAGCTTGTCCAGCTTCTGGGTAGCAACGACTACCGGACGAGCAACGCCGGCTTCTGGGCGATGACCAAAAGACAGACGGGCATGTGTTTCGAGTTGCTGTTCGCTGCCCAGCCGCGTCTCATCATGCGGACGCCTTGGTTGGCGGCACGCATTGAGAACGTGAACTACAAGCTAACGAACGGCTACAGCCGTAGCCCGTATCCGAGTGAGCCGTACTACGCGAACGGCGGGCGCTATCTGAACGATCCGTATAGCGGCGCGTAACCCATGATTGCCACGGTTGTGATCCCCGTCTCACCCCACCACGGTGAGACGGGCGTGTATGAGGAGGCAGTCGCCAGCGTCCACGCGCAAACCGTGCCTACTGCCCTCGAAGTCGTCCATGACACGGACGGCAACGGGGCAGCCTGGGCGCGGAACGTTGGCACGCGGCAGGTTGAAACACCGTTCGTCGTCTATCTGGACGCGGACGACCTGCTTGAGCCGGCATTTGTGGAGCAAGCGGTGCAGCATTACCAGCGCGGTCAGTACGTGTATACCGACTGGATGCTAGACGGCGACCGCAAGACCATGCCGGACTGCCTGAACTCACGAAAGAATGGGCTGGAGCACATCGTGACGACACTCTTGCCCGTTGCCGCGTGGCGGGCGGCTGGCGGGTTCGATGAAGAACTGGACACGCTTGAGGACGAGGACTTTTACCGGAGGCTGCATAGCTATGGCTGGTGCGGGGCGCGTTGCCCGGAGCCGCTGGTGACCTATCGCCGCGAGAAGGGGCACAGCCTGACGAACCGCACACGGGTTGACAACGAGACATTTCGTAAGCGTGTTGATCAACACGCCCGTTTATTTGATGAGCGATACAGGAGGTTTGGCGGAATGGGCTGCGGATGCAATGAGGAAACGGTCAAGCCCCCGGAATCGGGTGAGGACGATGTACTGGTTGAGACGCTGTACTCGCCAATGACGCAGGTTGGCGCGGTGACCAAGCGCAAGTACCCGCGCCGGGGCATGGGCTATCCGATGTGGATGGACCGCCGCGACGCCGAAGCGCGCCCGGACTTGTTCCGCATTCTGGCGAGCAACCCGGGCAGCGTGTCACCGGATCCGGCACGGGTGATCGAACTGGCACAGCGGGCGATGACTGACGAGGGTAAGCAAGCAGATACTCCCCCAGCGCCAGCACCCAAGCCGCCCACACGGCCGCCGCTACAGCCATCGCCGGACGACCCACCACCGACGAAACCGAAACCGCCAACGCGACCGCCGGCTACTCAGGAAGCTGATCACCAAACGGGTGTGGATGCGATGGGGCGCGAGGACGTGAAGGCGGCGCTTGATGATCTCGACGTGGAATATAGCAAGTATGCCCACACGTCCACGCTCAAGGACTTGCTGAGAGAGCACTATGCCCCCGCTGATTAGCGTTGTCACGGGGACATACAACCGCCTCGAATCATTAAAGGCAATGATTGCCTCGGTGCGGTCAACGATCCCGCGCCGGCTATCCTACGAGATTATCGTGGTGGACAACGGTAGCACCGACGGGACAGACCGCTGGGCAAAGAGCCAGGCTGACATCTTCCTGATCCAGCTAGGGCAGCCACGTGGGGCAGTCCATGCCTTTACCGAGGGAGCCTATGCCGCCGAGGGTGATTACGTACTGCTGGCAACCGACGATGTGACCTTCCCGCCGCACGCCATCACGCGGGCACTGGTGCATATGGAAGCAACGTCAACATGTGGGGCGGTGGCGTTCCAGCACAACAAATACGGTGACGGGATGGACGTGGATTACGTGCGGTCGAAAGACGGGCGGCATGTTCCCTACCCGCAGATTGCCCTCGTCCGGCGCAGGCTGGGCGACGTGGTTGGCTGGTGGGGTGGACGCAACAATGTGATGAGCCAGGCGTTCACCTACGGCGGGGACAACTTCCTCGGCGCAGGGATCTGGTCGCGCGGGTATACCGTGTGCAAGGTCAATGGCGTTTACGAGAACGAACACATCTATCAGGATACGAGCCGGCAACTCAGCCGAGCAAACGCCAAGCGGGACGGGCGACTGTATCACAGCTTATACCCGGACGGCGTACCAATTGGTACGTTGGACACTCCGCCGGCGGATACCGAGCGGCTACGGGTGTTACTGGCGGTGCACTACGACCCGAACCGACCGCAGCATAAGCGCAATAAGCGCGGGTGGCGGGAGGCGTGGGACGAACTTGGGCACGTCGTGGAGTATGACTTTGCCTGGGCACATGCACAGGATCGGTGTGTAAGTGATGAGCTGGCCGACCTGGCCGAGGCATGGCAGCCGCACATTATCTTTGCACAGGTGCAAAACACCGCACATGGCTTCAACGGATTCACAGCGCAACGACTACGGTATGCCGCACCAAATGCGGTCATGGTCAACGTAAACGGCGACTACTGGCGTCACAGCTACCTGTCCGAAACGATGATGGGGGTGCACCAGTGGTTTGACGTGCTGGGGTGCACAGATGCGGCCGTACTGTCGGAGTTGCGTAACCGTGGGGTGAACGCGGTGCATCTGCTACACGCCTATGAGCCGGTGGGTGACCTGCCCGACGCGGCAACGCACGAGATTGTATTCCTAGGAAACGGATACAGCCCGGAGCGGCAGGCACTCGCTAAGGCTTTGCGCCGCCTGAATCCCGATGCCGGCTTGTATGGCTCAATGCCGGGCATGCGTATGGATGGTAACACGCTATACGATTTCGCCCTGGGGCGAGCGTTGTACGCGAACGCTGACTTTGCCGTGTCGCCTATGCAATTTGATGACACTGATGGCTACGTGAGTAATCGGCTGTGGGAAATCATGGTAGCCGGCGGGGCGGTGGCATTGCAGCAGCGGTCGCCGGGGCTGGAAGATGCGACCGGGATTGTGGACGGTGAGCATGTCCTGCTGTGGGATACACTGGACGATCTCGCCGACCTGGTGGAGGCGTACCGGAAGCGCCCCAACGAGCGGGCGCGCATTGCTTGTCAGGCGCAGCAACTCGCCCGTGAGCGGCATTCGTTTCGCAGTCGGGTGCAGCAGGTGCTTACTTATGTAGAGCAGATGGAAGGTGCATGATGGCTATCCGCTCGCGGGTCGTGGTGGACAAGAGCGTCGTCCAGGAAGTGAACCGGGCAGTGCGTGGGGTGAAGCAGCAAGTGGATAAAGCCGCGCAAGCCTCGTATCGAAAGGTGTTCCCCGGACTGGAGCGTCGCCTGGCCCGGTATCCATCGCAGCGGCCGGCCGGGGTGAAGCATGAATTTGCGAGCGACAAGTCCCGACGGTGGTACTTCGCCGCCGTCAACGGGCGCATTCCCGGCGTAACCATACCCACCCGCAACGGGCGCTATGCCCGCACCGGGCAGCTCGGCGACAGTTGGAAAGCAACGCTGCGCGTGCAGGACAACCGCACCGACTTCATTGTCAGCAGTGACTACGACTCCACCTGGCGCGGGCAGTCTTACCCAATTGCCGCGCTGGTCGGCGGCCCGATTGCCCCCAACAGCAAATTCAACCAGGTGCCGGGACATCGGCGCGTGTGGGGGCGCAACCGCTACCGGCGGATCGTCGTCAGTGGGCAGCAGGAATACGAGCGCGACCTGAAGAAGCGGCTACGGAGCATCGACCTAACGGACGCGATTATACGGAGGAACTTATAGATGGCGGTTCCATACACGCCCGACCTATGCACGCTGGAGCGGGTACTTAAAAAGCAGGACCTGACCGACCGCAACGCGCAGGCGTTGAACCTGCGCGATGACTATGACGAGGTACTCGTGCTGCTGACGGACATGATCCACGAGGTAAGTGCGGACATCGCCGATTACTGTGGCCGGGTGTTCATGCCGTATGAGGAGACGAAGGAATACGGCTGGGCAGAGGAGGAGCATGTGTCGCTGCGCGAGTTGGCGTTGCTGGGGGATGACCTCATCGCCGTCAGTAGCTTCACGTATGCCAACGGCGGCACGCCTACAACAACGACACTGCTACCCCGCAACGAGTATCCAAAGTGGAAGATTCGCCTCGGCAAGTATGACCGCATGGTGTACGACAGCACGAGTGAATTGGCGGCAACTGTCGTCGGTACGTTCGGGTATGCGCCGCGCTGGCCAAACCACTGGCTCGACAGTGGGGTGACGTTGGACAGTAGCCTGACGGCAGCGGCGAGCACGATCACGCTGGCGACAGAGGATGAGGCGGCGGTGTTTGAGCGCTTGCAGTACATCCAGGTGAACGACGAGACGCTGCAAATCACGGACATTGACGGGGCTAACCTGACGGTGACGCGGGGCGAGCTGGGCACGACGCCGGCCGCGCACGACAGCGGCGACGCAATCAACGTGTACAAGCAGTTGGAGGACTTAGCCCGCGCCACGGCGGACGCGGTGCGGTATCGGTACAAGACGCTGAGTGATGTCGGTGGGCAGATTGAGATCTCTGCCGTGGGTACGGTGGCTATCGAAAGGATGGATCGGTCAATCACCAAGACGATTGAGCGCTATCGGCGGGTGGGTGGATTCGCGGTATGACGGTCACGACAAAGGCGCTGCTGGATCGGGTGCATGAACTCAATCAGACACTGGATTCGATTAACGCGTGGAGGTACTACGAAAGCTCGCTGAAAGGCGCGATCTTTCCGGTGGTTATCCCGACCGTTGGTGAAGGCGACCAATCGGCAGAGAGCGGGGGCACGCTGCGGGCAACGCGGGCGGTTCGGTTGGAGTTGTTCGCCGGGCCGGCCACGCAGGGGTTACTCGCCAAGACCTATGCCGAAAACGCAGAGGTTGCGGTTGAGGATCTGTATACGCTGTACAACCAGCGGATGAGCCTGCAACTGCCGGGCACAGATCAAGGCATTGTCACGATGGCGCTACTCGCCAACGACACGGGTATCCTGTACGACGAGATAACCGGACACTTCCGCATGGACCTCACCCTGTCGGTGACGTTCCAGCGCTATATTACGCACACATAGATAGAGAGGGAATATCATGACAATCAACCAATCCGGGGCTATCGGACTGAACAAGGTCCTATACTCCTTCAAGGACAATAACGGGATCAACATCGGCTCTAGCCCGACGCTGGCAGAAGGTGCGGACAGCGATATCGGCATGTTCTTTGCGTCTCAAGAATTGGCGATGTCGATCCCGTCCCTGAACGTTGTGAATCTGCAGGGGGACGATGGCACCCGTGGGGCTATCGGATTTGAAGGTGACGGATCGCCACAAGGTAACCTTACGGTCAACAGCTACGATGTGCAGTTGTCGGCGGATATGGAGGGGCTAACCGCAAACGACGAAACCGACTTTGCGAAGTACGGCCTCATCGGCGCCGAAAACAAAACACCCAAAAATATGTCGCTAATGACGCAGTCCCAGACCGTCATCCACGATGAAAACCTGAGAGGCACGATTGGCTGGGAATACATCAACTGGCTGGCTGTGCAGGGGCAAAATCTCGGACGGGCTACGTATGCGTTCCAGGGCGTCGGCGGCTATAACTATTTCTTGTTCGCAAACCGAGGGTCGCGCTGGATATGGAATGAGTCCGTCGCTTCGGAGGATGTCGGTGATACAGCCGGCTACAACACAAGCCCGATCACGTTCACCGAGCGCCTGCGCGTGCATTACTTCCGGGATGACGAAACCGTAGTTCAGTTCACGCTTGCTTATAAGCCGAGCAGCAAGGATCAGGTGTCAGCGTATCGCACAACGGCAGACGGCACGACATCGGCACTGACGCAGTCCGACACGCCCGCCGACGAAACCGAGTTCGACGTGAACATCAGCACCGGCGTGTTTGACCTTGGCGGCTCAGGCACGGCAGGCGATGTCGTCACGGTCCGCTACAACTACGAGAGCATCGACGATGCTACATCGTAACGACTTAGCGACACGGGAGTATGAGATCGCGGACGGGGTAACGGCAACCGTCCGCGACAGCACGTTATTCGATGCCGGCGCGGTGCGGGTGATGTTCCGCAAGCTGCGCTCGGTGGAGGCTTACCAGTCGCTGCCAACGTTCCAACGGGACGTGGTGGACGAGGTGGTCGTGGACATCCTCGGCGCGATGGCACGCACGACGGGCATCACCGGCGACATGCCGTGCTTTGGCCCACAGGATGACGCACAGACCATCTTTGACGGCGTGATGGAAATCGCCAACCGCCCCCGGACGCGGGCAATGGGCGCATGGCTGAACTCGCAGAACGCGGTGTTCGCCAATGACCCCGACCTGCTGCCGCCGGAGGACGTGCCAGAGGGAAAAGACAAAAGCCCGCCATCCAGCAAAAGCGGAAAGAGTGGCGGGAACGCGTCCAAGGAAACGTCCGAAAGCGACACGACGCCATCCTCCGCCGAGACAAGCACCGTGAAGAGTTCGGCGAGCAAGTCAAGCAGTACCGAAAGCTAAATCCGAACTCGGACTTTGAACCGGAGTACGTGCCGTTGCCGCCCGATCCGCTACCACCCGATTACGGGATGTACGACGAGCGGATGCTGGAGGCGCTGTATGCGCTGCGGGACGAGAACATCGACCCGTACACGTACCTGCACGAGTGGACGGAAGAAATGCGGCACGACTTCTGGCTCGCGGTGGCCATCGACAATCACGAGCGCTATAACGCTAAACACCGACCCAACGCCGGCAAGCTCAAGACGGTACCGGCGGACAAGGTCAACAAACTCTAGGAGTATCCAGTGGCAAACGAGGAAGTCCTCAATCTATTACGGATTGAGACCGAAACGGATACAACCGAATTAGAGCGCTCACTGCAACGGTTCCAGCAACTGGCGGACGCCGGCGAGGAAATCGACAACGCGCTGACACGCGTTGGGCGCAACCGGGCGCTGGACAACATTGCCCGCGATGCGCAGTCCGCGAGTGTGCCGAGCGACCGGTTAGCAACGGCACTGAAAGAAATCGGCGCGTCGGACAGTGATCTGAAGCGCGTGAGCCGGGAATACGAGCGCATTGGCGACGCGGCGCAGCGGGCAACACGCGATGCCCAGCGGCTATCCGATCAGCAGCGGCGGTTTGATGAAACGTCGCGGGGCGTGCAACTCGCCGGCGATGTGCAGAGTAATCTCGGCGCGATCAGCGGGCTGGCGGGGGCAGCCGGGGCCGGCGGCGTGGCCAGTGGGGTGGCCGTCACGGGTGAGATTGCGGCGCTCGTGGAAGAACTGCCACGACTCAAGGCGGCGGCAGCCGGGTTGCCGGGCACGATTAGCACGGCGGTCGGGGCGCTAGGCCCGGCAGGCATTGCGGCGGGAGTTGGATTAGCCGCGGCAGTAGTTGGGCTAGGTCTTGCCGCCGAAGATGCCGCTCGAAAAATAGATCAGGCCCGGCAGGCGCAAGAGCGCCGCACGGCGGCAGTAACGGCCGCCGCTGAAGTAGAGGGCGAATCCAGCGATGTAATCCGAGACACGACCGATGCGAACCTAGATGCAGCATCAACCGCCGGCGAAACACTTAACCGCCTAACGGCAGAACGAGAACGATTAGAGGCGCAGTTTGAGGAAGAATTCGGGCGCGATGTTTCAGGGCGAAGCGATCGGCAGTTAGGTCTAGCGAACCGCGCAACCCCGCTGTTTGCAACCGCAGGTGATGAATTAACAGAGCAGATTTTAGAAGCGCGCAATGCCGAGCGCGATGCCCTGAACGACTTTTTACAATCGTCTGAATCGGCGCAGGAAGTTTTTGGTGAACTTGGCTCAGCCGAAACTGAACTCGCGGACGCTCGCGCGCAAGCCTCAGTCGTTGCCGCGGCGCA